TGCTGTTGCTGGTGCAAATGCTGCCTCGTATTGAAGTGTGACGGTGCCAGTCTCAACTGTGTCATCCATGCGCTTCTCGATCTCGTTGCCTTGGAAGTTCACAACTGTCTGCACGTTGCCATATGATTTGGTCGTGCTAATGTTGGTGACGTTCGCGTTGGTGATTGTTTCGTTGGTGCCCCATACGTAAACGGGTGTGCCTTTGGTGATTGCTGCCATTGTATTAAATTAGGTTAAGGGTTATGCAGGTGTCTCGGCTGCGTTGCTTGTGTGGTCAACAAACTCAAAGTTGAAGCTCATCTCTGCAAAGCCGTTATTGGTGCTGGTCTTGGTGATCTCTGTGATGTAATAAGTCACACCGTCGTATGTGAACTGGTCAACATTGCCAACGTCGGACAAGTCCATCGTATTGGATGACGTGAACTGCATTGTTGCGCTGCCAGTGGTTTGCAGGTCATCCATGCGCTCATGGACGATCTGACCGTCTTCGTTAAGAACCTGCCCCGTGTTGGCAAATTCTGAGTTAAAATTGATGGATGTGAGAACTGCGTTGGTGACTGCACCTGAGTCGATGCCGAACACATAAGTTTCTCCTTTGATTACTGCTGCCATAAGATTGATTGATTGGTGTTATTAAAAAGCGTGATTTCAACTTACTCGTCTATTTCCTGCACGACCATTGTCATTGTTGCTGATCTCTGCCACATAGTGCCCTCTGTATCATACTCTGTGCCGAATGCAATTATCTCATGCAGATACACGCCACGAATCTTGCGTGTGTCTTGCCCGCTGTCTGGTGCGTTGAATTGTGTCTTGAGTCCATCAACCCAGTCGAGGCACGTTTCCATGTCGCCGGCGTATTTCTCGCATTGTGACTCGGTTGTCTGCTCGCTGTCTGCGTATAGCGTGACGTTCACCTCTGCATCACGCGCATAGAAGCCGATAATGTCGCTGTGACGCGGTGCAGATGAACAATGCACTACAATGCAAGGAAGTTTGTCAGGAGCCTCTGACGCGTCTCCCTTTGCGATTACAGCACACCCTTTGAGTGCTGCGTATTTCTTGAGATGTGCGACGATTGCTGTCTCGACGCTCCTGGTTGTCGGTTGTCTGATTGTTGCCATGATTACTTGGTTATAAGTTTAGATCTTCTGAAAGTTTTGCGCTTAAAGCTTGAAAGCTCTCTGTGTGCTGCTTTTAGCTGTTGCTCGATGTCTTTGGCCATCATGTTGGTGCGGTGTCTGAATAAGCCGCTCATTGATGTCCTTGTGAATCCATATTTGCCATAGTGTGCGACTGTGACCTCTGCATTGCTACCCATGCCACGCACCCGACCGAATCCTCGCGTTTTATGATGCTTTGATTTTGCCCATGCTGGTATTCCTCTTGTTGGGTTGCCTTTACCTGTGCCGAGCATCTGAGCTGCTTTAGCCCATCCAGATTTAGCCTCACCGACGTTCTTTTTCTTGCGGTTAATGTATCGCTTTATCTGTGGTGCTTCAAACACTAGGCGAACTGGAGCCTTGCCGCGCTTCTTTACCCACCTTGTGTGTGCGCCACCGCCGTCCCATTGAATGACTTTGACTTCTCTGCCCTTGTAATACTTTGGAAGGTTGGCAACATCTACCATTGCTTGTGCCTTTGCTACGTCTCTGCGTCGAATGTAGTTCTCAAACTTGCGACCGGCTTTCTGTCCCATTTCCTTGGCAATCAAGCCAATCGCCCATTTTGCTGGCTTGTAGATTCTGCGTATGGTGTCCTCTGCGTCTTTCTTGTGCGCTTTACCAACACCTGGCTTGTCGCCATACCTGTTGGTGTGCTTGGCTGCCGCGATAGCAAACAGCCTACCCTGTTGTTTGAGGATTTCTTGCTGTGGCTTCTTGGTCAACGCAATGAGCTGTTTCATGTTATACTCAAACGCCTCCATTGCCTGCTTGTCGACCTCAACCTCTACCATTACTCCTCTATTCTATTGGGTTCGATAAGCGTGACCGTTGTCATTGCGCGACCACGTTGGAAGCTGTCAATCTTCCAGCTTCGCCTTTGTGCTTTGACTGCCATGCCTTTCTTTAGCTTGAGCTTGTCGATGGTTGGAAACTGATATTGTATCTCGCGCTCTTCGCGACTGCCTCCCATCAGCTCGCGGTCGTGGTCAACTTCTGCGGGAATAGCTGACACCTTCTCGCTTCCGATTGTTATATATTCAGCGCCCAGCTTACCAAGGACGTTGCCCATGACTGTTTTGAGTTTGTTTTGTATGTTCATGATGTATGATAAAAAGAAGCGAGCCGCCCAGATAATCCGAACGGCCCGCTGGGGTTATGCTAATAAAACAACAAATAAGTTATTCCGAAGCTTTTTTCTCAGCCTTCTTTTTAGGCTTGGCAGGTGCCAGCTCTTGTCTGAACAGTCGGCCACGTCGGTCGCACAGTTCAATGGTGTCGAAGTCTGTATCCCTCCGCAGGGTTTCAAACTGTTTCTCCATCTCTTCTGGACTTCCTTCTGCCGCAAGTATACGGTTGCCGTCTTTATTCTTAACAATGAGCATGGTCTGCGTGAGTTATTTAGAAGCCTTCTTGGCTGCCTTCTTGGTAGCAGGCTTTACAAACTTCCTTTGGCGGATTTGACCGAGGTGCTTATCGACAACCTCGATACTGTCAAATCCGTCAGAGGCTTTCATGTCTTTGAACTGTCTGCGGATCTCCACAGGCTGACCCTTTTCGATCAGCGTCGTCTTACCTGCTTTAGTGCCTAGTAGTAATGCGTAGTTTGCCATGATAGTTTGGTGGTTAATTATGCAGATACAAGGCGCTTGACTCCTGTGCTGATGCCGGTCTCGTATGCGTAAACAGTCTCGATGACGTTCTTGCGAACTCCGCTGTCCTCTGAGTACCAGTCGCGTAAGCCAAGTGTGATACCACCTTCGCCTACAAGTGACTCGGCGCGGCTGTATTTGTGGCCCTGCTGTGGTGCAAGGTAGCGGAATGCTGATGCAATACCGTTGCCGTCTGTGGCAAATCCTACGAGGTTCTCACCGTTGGCGGGAACTGCGTTGGACATGATGATCTTGAAGCCGTGAAGCATTGGAACGTCGCCGTTCTGAATGGCGTTGTAGCCGTATCCGCTGGTGTCCTTGATGGCTCCACTCTTGCGGAGTGCTGAAACGTATGAAGGGGAGAGAACCAGGTAGCGGTCGTCTTGTGCCCAGTCTGCGCTGTCGCAATCTTCTGCAACGTCTGCAACATCGTCTTCGTCAAAAGTTCCAGCTGCACCAGTAAAGGAAGCTGCGCCAAAGTTGGCGTTGGTGATCTCTGACCAGATGTCTTGGAGGACGGTCTTGGCAAGCAGGTTGCCCTTACGGCGTCCGAACTTCTCCATTGTAAGAATGCTTGAGCTGGCGATTTCTACATCGTCAAGGCCCCATGATACATACTTAGGTTGTCCGAGTGTGAGCTCGATGGAGTCGCTGTCAGCGTCTTGCACTGCGTATGCTCCGTGTGATGTCTTGTCAAGTGCAGCGTCAATGGCGCTGTTGTCGCGCATGATGCTTACTTTTTCGCCCCGGCGTGCTGCTTCACTGCTGAAATCAGTGGTGAATGCTGCGAGAGGTGCGATTGCGGTGGTATATCCCTCAAGCACTGCTTGTGATAGGATATCGTCATTAATGCCTGTAATTGAGTTGGCCATAATTTTAGTTGGTTATTGTTTAGTTGTTGGTGATTAAATTGAGGCTTTGATTTCTGCCTCGTTCTGGCGCCAGAATGCCCCTGCTTGTGCTGGGTCTGTTGCTTTGAGTTTTGTATATTGTGTGTAAAGGTCGTCTGTGTTGTCGCTTTCAGCAACGGCTACAGGCTCGGAAACGCCAAGCTCTTGCATACGTGCAAGTGCTGCGTTGCTGACCTTCTCGTCAAATTCAGCTTGTGCCTCCTTGCTGGCTTCTAGCTCGCTGACAAGCTCGGCCTTCTCGGCTTCAAGCAGTGCGCTGGCGGCTTTGCTTTCCTCAAGCTCGGCTGTGACTTGTTCGATGCTGGCAGCAAGTTCTGCCATGTTGGCGGTAACGTCTTTGATCTCACCTTCGCGTTGAGCAACAAGCTCAGATAGCTCGGTGTTCTCGGTTGTGGCAGCTTCAAGACGCTCTTTCATTTCGTTGTCTGTGTTAAAGATCTTCATGTTGTTGGTCTGTATAGTTACATTTATTATTGTGATTTCAACTTACAGCGTTTGCCAGCATGGCATATGCTTCCGCTTCACTGCCTATTGCGTCAACGAGTCCAAGCTCGCCGGCGCGTGTGCCGTGATACCATCCAGCGCGGAATACCTCGCTGTTGATGTTTGGACGGTTAGCTGATACGTGTTGTTGAAATTCTGCGCCGATGCGGTCGGTCTCTTCTTGTAGAAACTCGCGCTGGCTGTCTGTCATTGGCGTGTCGCGGAATGTGCCCTTTAGGTCTGCCCCCTCGTTTGTCATGACTTCGTGTGAGTATCCGATTGACTCCATGAACGCGCTGTCATCATACCAGCTCAAAACTGTGCCTATATTGCCCACGTCTGCGCTTGGTGATGCGACGATATTGTCTGCGCTTGCTGATAGGTGATAGGCTGCTGAACAGCTCATGCCATCACAATATGCGACTGTTGGCACGTTGCTGCTTGCGATGGCTTCGCTCGCCTCTTCCAAGCCGGCGACTGTGCCACCAGGTGAGTCAACATTGAACATGATTGCCTTCGCATCTTGTGCCTCTGCAATCTCTTTGCGCAGCGTGCGGTAATCGGTTGAGCCAATCATCTCGTAAATTGGTGCGGCATTGTCTAGCAATGATCCTTTGATGTCGATGTGCGCGATGCCGTTATCGTCAATGCTCATGCTTCGACGTGTGACAAAGAAGTCGTCCATGTTCATGTTCTGGTGCGCCATCTTGATGCTGTTCATCAATGCGCACATGCCTGGCTTGGTTATTGCCCAAGCTCCGCGTAGGAATGCTGAATTATTCGTTGGGATCATTGTTATTGGTTGGTTGTGCCGATGCGTCGGCTTGCTCATTGGGTGTTAACATTTGAAGCTCGCGGTCGTCGATCTCGACGCCGAACTTGGCTTCCATTTCTTCTTTGATTGCTTTGCGCTCGATTATCTCCATGCAACGCTCGCGAATGTGGTCGCTGTGTGTCTTGCCTTTCTCTTGCAAGATACCGCTCATGTTTTGCGAGCCAATCTTGTATTCGTCGATCTGCGTGCGTGAGTCGTTGCGCGGGTCGATTGATAGCTTTGGTGGCATTGTAAATTCGAATTTATACCAGTCGTCGGATGCTGGCAGTAATCCTAGCTTAATGGCTTTGGAGAGTGCCCAGCCAACGATGCGACGCGCTGGCTTCCGTAATACGTCTTGACGTGCCTCAACGCTTGCGCGTGCGCGTGCTTGAATGTTTCTGATTGTTGTGCCTGTTACGTTCTCAGCTTTCCACACAAGTTCCACAGGCCACGGGATGCCAGCTAGTGCCTCGCGGATGATGCGATCTTGGAACCTGTCCCATAAGTCGCCAGGGCGTGAGTGGTCGATTGTCTCAAGCTTGCTTCCGCTGTTGCTCTTGAAGTGGCGCACCATGCCTCCAGCGTATGATTGCACGGCTAGTCGGTTGTCGTCTGTTACTGCGCCTGTCAATGACACGCTTGGATCATCTAAGTCGATACCACCTGTCTCTGAGTATTCAATCAGCGCGTGGCTTGATACCATCATTTGAGCCATCAATTCCCATTCTTGTGATGTCTTCGCCTTGCGTAGCTCCATGATGGCGTGACTGAGTGCTGGGATGCCTCTTGATTGACCATGCCATTGAGGGTCTGCAATATGCACCATGTCTTGCGCATCAATATATCGGTCGTCTTTGGCTTCGTCACCAAGCACGCAATAAGCGACCGGTGAGCCGTTGCGGTTCTCGATTACGCCATTGCAAATGCGATTGCCTCGATACGGGCCAACAAGCAAGATGTCATCCTTAGCGCTTGATTGACGTGTGCCAACTCTGTGCGCTGGGATGTGCTGAATCTGCGGGTAGCCTGTCTTTGTCTCTGTAAGCAAAACAAAAACGTCGCCGTCTCTGTCGATTGCGATGCTGTCTAAATGTAAAAGTTTTCTAAAGTCGAATAATGAACCTTGCACAGAGCAGACTGAGAACCAGCTTTGTAACCATTCTTTAGCTGCGTCACCGAACGCGTCGTCTGTGCCCTTAAACTCTGGATTCCATGCTCTACCAACCACGCCGTCGGCCTTCTGCATTATTGCGCCTCTTGGCACGCCAAAGTTGGAGAAGATGACGCGTGACTGTGACATGGTAGCACGATGGTCATTCTGAGTGAATAGTTCATCCAGGTCGCGCGAAAAGTCTGGCATCCACTGTGCCCCGCGTGTGTATCTATCGCTGGAGCTTACCAGTTTGCGCTGGTGCTCTGTTGGGCGTCCGTTTGAGTCAAGTATCTGCATAACTTAAAATTGTCCGTAGCTGCGACCAGTGCTCGTCACATTCATTTCGATCATGTGTAACGCCCTGTCGAGTGCGCTTGCCCATTCTGCAACTGTCATGTTTGCCATCTGTGAAAATGATGCGCCATTGGCGGATCCACTCACAACGTCGCCACCTTTGTTCTGGGCGATTTCCTCGATGGCTTCATCTAGCCACGTTTCGAGTTGAGCCTTGTTCGCATCACTGCGGGCACCATAACGCCTAAGTGTGCCGATAAATCCGTTTGCAATCGCCATTATAAATGACGATGATTTCAACTATTCCTCTTCCACGTTGGCATCAAAGGCAAACACCTTATAAATTGATGCAGCAATAATTTGCATTGTCTCACAGTCCCAGAGGTGGTTGCCCACCCATGTCTTGCTTACTTTATATCGCCACTTACCTGGTGACACTTCAACCTTGCGCTCGTTCTCCATCTGCTTGCGGTATTCCTCTCGGTGGTTGGCTGGTATCTGCCAGCCGGCACCGTCACCTCGCATCAATGCTGACAACGTATCCTTTGCAAGTAAGTTGCTGAATTTACAATATTTATAATAAAGCCCCGCTGTGGTTCTTGCGCGTTGAATTGAGCTGTAAGGTTTCATCACTCGACGCTTGCCAACCTTGCTTGCGTATCCGTTTGACTCCTCACCAAGCAAGCAGTTCCAAGGATTGGGGTCGTTTGGCGTTTGTGACTTGCGACACTCAAGCGCGACTGTCTCTGGACGATATCCACGGTCTACAAATACGCATCTATTCGGCACCTTCATTCTGTCGCGTAACATCCGCAGTCCTTCCCACTCGTCAATTTTACCCTCGTATAATAGCCGACTCTTGCCCTCTATGCTCCAAGCTCTGATGACTGCCCAGAAGTGATCCTGCTGAACATCCACGCACATAAAACGAAAGTTTTCCTCCTCCCACTTCTCGCCATTGAAGTATTCTTTGAGTTGGTAAGCATCTGTTGCGCCTTTCAAGCTTATGGTCTCGCTTGGCTCAACCCATGATTGTGCAAGACGTTTCTGGATGAACTGCCTCAACGGTGCCATGTTCATGCGCTTGCGTGCGTCTTGTGCTGTGATCCACTCATGCACCAGTTTAGACCAGTTAATCCACCAGACAGCCATTGCTGGATACGTTGCCGCGATGCGTCCTGGCTTGGCGTTATTGTTACGGCTTATGTATTTACCGCTGGCTGATAGTTGTCGCCGAACTTCCGCCCTGTCTTCAAACTTTTCTTTGCAGTCTTCATTAGCGCACTCGTAATGCACCGACTCGGTAATTGCGTCCCAATCCCATTCTTCGCCTTCTGTCTTTACGTGTTTGAATTTTACTTGCTTCCATTGATATGTTTGGCGTTGCTTGCACTTTGGACATTCAAAACAAAAGTCATGAATATCAGCGTCTTGAAACGCTCCATCAAACTGGTCGCC